TGAGCTTGCAATGAGAGTATATTCAAAGACCCCTTCTCTAACGAAAGAGCCTTTTCCACTTTAGAAGCCATATACTTTGGATTATTTACTTTTTTCATTAAATGAACAGCCGATGCATTATCCGCATAAACAATCATATAAACTCCTTTTTCCATAGGTATAATCGTCTGTAAAGGACGTTCTACAATTGTGAAGCCCAATACTTTCTTTTTTAATATAGTATCACTTGCTTCATCAAACTTGGCATATACTCTCAAGAAGGGTTGTCCATTTATTTGATGATATATACGATGTTCAGGAAAAAGGGCACGAACAGATTCAATCGTTGTAGCACAGAGTACCTTTTTAGTCTCATATATTTCGTAATCTTGACAGACGACACAATAATGGTCTTCTACTTCATAAAGTCTTAATACATCTTTAGCCAAATGAATATGACTTTTTCCAATTTTATCAGCTAATGCATCTCCTAATTTATCCCAAGGAATACTAATACCCGTCCATTTTTTATAATTATCATCCATATTATAATCTAATATCACATCTCTTGCATCTGCTTTTTCAAAATCACTATATCCGGTAGCTGTAACAAATGTTTCATAATCTTCTTTTCCCAATATCGTAGTTGCATATTTTTTGAATGTTTGGCGAGGATTTGAATGACCAAGTGCTTTAGTAAGGATACTCATATATTTAGTCATAGGATGAATGATTCCTTTCGCATAATAATGGTTACTTGGAAATTCAAAATGTGGAACATTAAGTTCTTCTAATAAATGTTGTAAAAGATGGTCTTTACCTTTACGACCGATACCTGCACCTGTAACAACCCGAACACCTTCAAATGTAGCAATAGAAGCCCGACCACCAATAACGGATTCTTTTTCAAGGATACATATACGCAATTTAGGGTTTCGTTGTGTTAAAAGGTATCCGCAATATAAGCCAGCGATACCTGCGCCAATAATTACGACGTCGTACATATTCCTCTAAATAGAACCTATAGAAATGTTAACTATGTTAACTCGTAAAACTCTATTGTTGGATGTGGATGGTGTTATTTTCCAACATAAAGGTATTTCAGCCGCCATTGGAAAAAGAACAAGTACATTGGTGGCGAAAGTATTAGAGTGTGATGCAAATCACGCACAAAAAATTAATAAACAATTATACACTCAATATGGTCATACCTACATTGGATTGAAACATATATATAATCCACCATTAACATTACAAGAGTATAATAATTATATATATGACCCTAAATTTATAGAATCATTAAATGAGATAGAGACAACGAAACGAACACAACAAATCAATGCTTTAGTTGAAAAGTTATTTTTAGTGGCAATGGCATATAATGTAAGATGTATGTTATATACGAATTCTCCATTGATTTGGCTTAAATTTATAAAAGAATATTTGAAACCCGCCTTATGGATAAATGAGGAGGATTGGTTATATAGCAATCATCCTATATTTGGAGAGTTTGGTTCATTAAAGCCGATGACTGAGAATTATTTATGTGTAGATTATCATATTCGTCAAATAAATGAGTGGTATTGCAAGAATGATATATTGTATGTAGATGATTCGGCAATTAATGTATGGAATATTAAATTATCAAATTGGAGAAGGATTCATTTAACATCACAAAAGGTTGTTCCGGCAAACAATGATACATTATTCCATATTAAAAATTTGAATGAAATCACTAAGTTTATTAAAGAATGGAATTAAACCTTAATACAATAATAGAATGTCCTCCTCCAAAGGTAAGATTGGTAAGATTGATTATAAAGTGAACGATGTAAGGGGCGATGGACATTGTTATTATCGTGCTTTATTCAATATTATTAAAAAGGACGAGGATGCATTAACTTCATTAGATATGGGTGATTATATAGATGAGATATTTGATGAGGATGAGATATTTAATGAGGATGATGCAATAGATGTGATTAGAGAATATATATCAAAAGAGGTACTTATAGATGATAGTGCAAAGACAATGATAGATAATCTTGCCAATTTAATTAAAGATATGGAGGAAGAGGATATTGAAGAAATGGAGGAATTATATCCTTTTATTGAAGAAATAAAAGATGTACGTACAAGAAAAACACGTTATAAGAAAGTAGCTGCAGCAATCCTTGACCGCAAATTGGCAATGTATGCCAGTTCATTAGAACACGATATTATTGAAAGACGGTTAACAAATACTGTAAATATTGGTCTTGTTATAATTAGCGTTGAGAGTGAGAAAAAAATGAAAAGTAAGAAAAATCAAGTAAAATGGATAAGTGATTTATGTGGTTATTTAAAAACGATTACAAGTGAACGTGTCGGAATTCTTGTAAATGTTGGAAATTTACATTATGAGTATATGATGTTTAAGACAGAGGATGATGTGGAATATAGTACATTATATGACCGTGTGAAATTAATGAGATTATTAGATTGTATTCCTCCAGAACAAACCGGTGGTGGTAAACGTAGAAAACGCACTTAAACCTAAATATATTTAATGTAACTAACAATGACGCATGATTCAGTACGTAAATTACCTTGTCAATGTGGTGAATTGATTGATGCAGCCAAACAATTGCCTCCAAATCACGTAGCATTTAATCCAAGTCGTGCAGGTAAATACATATATATTCGTATTACGGTTCACGCTGCAGAGAATGAGATAAATCATGCATTAGTGGTTGATACAGTTACAGGAGTAGCTCGTATGATTGAGTCACCTATGACCAAGTTACAGAAAACAGTAAATTTATTTCGTGGAATTGAGGATTTACGGATGGTAGAGTATGACAATCGCATTTGGTTTGCAGGAACTTGCACTCACGCAAGCGAACATCAAATTAATGATTTAATCGTGGGATATTTCAATAAAGAAATGACAGCGGTTGAGAGAATAGAGGCAGTAGAGATTGGTAGTCGTCCTGTAAAAAATATGTGTCCTTTTGTTCATCACGGCAAGTTATGTTTATTTGATATGTTTTTAATGAAAATATATGAATTGGTTGAGACAGAGGATAAGAAATTAGAGGTAATTGTATTCAAGACATTAACGAGAGGTAATGGTATATCGGATGAGGTATTGAGAGGTTCTACGAGTCCCATTCATCTTGGTGGAAATCGTTGGGGATGTGTGGCACATTGTATAATTTATTGTAAAAACCGTGTATTGGTGACACGATTAAGTTATATTCATCATTGGGTTGAGTTTGATATAGATAATGGAGTTATAACATATATTTCTGAACCATTTTTCTTAGGTCATTGGGGTATTGAGTATATTTCGGGAATACATAGAGAGAATGAAAAGATTCATTTATACTATGGAGTACAAGACCAAAAGGCATTAGTAGCAATTACGACATTAGCGGATTTACGGAGTGGTTTTTAATATTTTTTATTTTTATAAGATGACTTATACAATGTTAAGGTGGTTATATAAAGAGTTTAAGAATAAAAGACAGATAGGATAATAAAGTATTTTTATAAAAAATTATTTTGTCACTAAAGTATAATTTTAGCAAGACTGAATAAATTCGCGTCCATATCGAATAGTTCAATCCAAACGATATGGAAGCATATTATTCCCAAAATAAATAGAATTGAAAATAATGTATATGTCTTTGACGTTGGAGTATTAGAGAGGTCGTTTAATATATGGAAGACACAGCTTCCCACGGTAAAACCTTATTATGCGGTGAAATGTAATCCTCATCCGGAGATGATACAGACTTTAGCAAAATTAGGTTCAAACTTTGATTGTGCCAGTCCAGCGGAGATTAAGGCAGTTTTAAAGGCAGGAGTATCCCCATCACGTATTCTTTATGCACATCCTTGTAAAAAAATAAAAGATATCAAATATGCAAATCGTAATCAAGTACCATATACAGTATTTGACAATATAGATGAACTAAGAAAGATAGCCATTCATTCACCCAATTTATCGTGTTTATTAAGAATATCTGCATACGACCCTAAAGCTCAATGTATTTTAGGGAATAAATATGGTGCACCAAAAGATACTTGGGAATCATTACTTTATTTAGCAAAAGAGTATAATATTAAAGTTGAGGGAGTATCATTTCACGTAGGTTCAGGTGCATCTTCTCCGGAGGCATATCGCGAAGCGATTGCGGATGCACGTTATGTATTTAATATTGGACGTTCACTTGGTATGCCAATGACAAAATTAGATATTGGAGGTGGATTTATGTGTATAAAAGATGTTGGAATGCCAAAACAAATGGCTACAATAATCAATGATAGTATAAACGAGTATTTCCCTGAATCATTTGGGGCAGTTGTTTGGGCTGAACCAGGTCGTTACTTTGCAGAACATGCTTGGACTCTTTTTACACGTATAATAGGAAAACGCGACATTGATAAATTGCCTCAATATTATTTAACGTGTGGACTTTATGGAATGTTTAATAATATGGTATATGACCATGCGATACCACAGCCGTGGATACCGGAATCAAATAACACTTTAATTCAATCTACATTGTTTGGACCAACGTGTGATGGAATAGATAAAATAATGGATGATGCAAAGTTGCCTCCAATGGATATAGGTGATTGGATTTCGTGGCCTTCTATGGGTGCATATACTTATGCAGGAGCGTGTGATTTCAATGGAATTCACGCAACACGTCCTAATTTTCGGATGGTACGTTCTCAAAAACAATAAACATATTACAATGTTAGAAAATGCAGTATAACCCAGATACATCTATACCGATTCCAATTGCCGTTCCAACAATCGTTGAGACAGATTGTAAGACGAAACAGACTGGTTTATCAATACGTGTAGTTGTATTTGCAACTATTCTATTTTTTTTACTCACTCAACCAGCGACATATCATGTATTAGCCCGTGTTTTAGGAGTATTGATTGGTTCAACCGATGATTTAATTCGGGAGGGAGGCGAACCAAGTATCAAGGCAACATTTTGGATGACAGGATTATATTTTGTAATTTTGGTTTTGTTGCTTAGAATTTATTAAAACAAGGATGAATACAGAATTCAATAGGTACAGGTGTATTTCCAGTAAGAATACCAATTTTAGCAGCACTGCTTGGTATTAATACAATATTACCACTTGGTAATAAAGTGCCACCTGCATAAGCGGGTCTCGTTTGACCGTGATTTGTACCCAATGTAATTGCATTTGTTATAGGATTATAAAGTGCAGCAAATAATGAATTATATGGTATTAGGAATATTGTACCATTTGGATGTAATACACCACCATTAAATGCACCAGCTGCTTGACCGTGTGTTGGTCCATTTGTATATGTATTTGTAACAGGATTATATATTCCAATGACGGATGAATTATAAGGTACAAGTAAAACATTACCATTTGACATTAGGACACCACCATTAAATGCAGCTGAACCTCTTCCGTGTGCTGGACCACTTGTATATGTATTTGTAATAGGATTATATATTCCAATAACGGATGCATTATAGGGGACAAGCAAAACATTACCATTAGCCATTAGAACACCACCATAAAAGGCATTTGTATTTGCACCAAGACCATGGAGTGGACCATTTATATAAGTACCACTTATTGTATTATAGATACCAATGAGAGATGAATTGTTAGGTACTAATATAACATTACCATTTGGAATTAATACACCACCATTAAATGCGAATGTAACACCTTGTCCGTGAGCTGGTCCTCTTGTATAAACTACTGTATTTGCATCATAGAATCCAATATATAACGAGGATGCAGGAATGAAACAGACGACACCATTTGGAAGAACGACACTGCCATTGAATGCAGGAGTGGTTTCTCCGTGTGTAGCACCTCGTGTGTATATATTCGTATTTGTATTATAAATACCAATAGCTGTTGCACTTAATGGTGTCATAATAAGTAGACCATTTAGAAGATATACTGCATCTGAGAATATAGTGGTTGCACCTTGTCCGTGTGAAAAGTTAGTTCTAATGGATAAGTTGGGTTGTAACCACCAAGCAGTATAACTATCATTTGTCAATGTAGTTAGCCAATCCAAAAATACATTAGAGTTTGCAACACTTCCATTTAATGGAATATAAGCACCATTATAGTATTGTTTCAAAGGTATATTTAATATATCGCTTATACAATTTGGTACATTAATATTGGATGTACTGATATTAGATGTATTGATAGTACTAATTGTAATATTTGAAGTAATAATATTGGATGCAGAAACAAAGGTAGTTATTGCATTTGATGCATTAATGTTTGAACTATTAATATTTGGTACAGTAACATTTGAAGCAATAATATTAGCAATACTAAAGGTTGGAATATTAATATTAGTTGCGGTTACTATATTTGCAATTTCCGTAGTTGTATTTATAGTACCAATTGTAGCAGCCGAAGCATTTATTGTTTGAAATGATTGATTTGTATTAATTGTAATATTATTTGCAATAAGGTTTCCTTGTACGGTCAATATGTTTGAGGTTGGTAAAGTACCACAACCAATATTTGAGTCAATCACCCAAATATTTGATGTACCAATTTGAACTTTAAATATATTATTTAAATTATTTATATTTAGTGTAGCCAAAGGTATATTTGTACCAATACCAATGGATGTTCCTTCAGATACAAATAGATTATTATTGCTTGAATAAGAGGAGATTAATTTACTCCATACAGGCATTGTTATATTTTGAAATAGATAGCCACCTTGAATCCATTTATTTGTAGTGTCAAATGTATTTATAGGATATATATAAATGTCAATGATATCTCCTGCATCTGCTGATTGGTTTAATGTAATAATGAATGTTGTAATATTTAATGTAGCATTATAGGATATATTTGCCACATAATCATTTATAGATGTACTATACCAAGCAAGTTTAGAGCCATTCATATAGACATCAATATATTTTGAATCTGAATAATATTCACCAATTTGTGTGAAAGTGAATATTGTTTGAAGAGATGTATTTACAATAAATGGCACACGTATAGGTTTAATTTGTAAGGAGGAGCGTATATTATTAGAATTTGGATATATGATATTTCCTAATAATTCCAATGTAGATGCAGTTGTAGTATTAGATATATACATATCACCATATACGGTTAGAGGTGCAATATAACGATTTGTTTTTATTCCAACATTAGATGAACTAATGTATGTGGTAGAATTTATACGTGTCATTGGATTATTTTTTTGAATAAATAAATCACCATTAATATGCATATTTCCATATATATCCAATTTGTAGTTAGGGATAGTGCCAATACCTAAATTACTGGAAGTTCCTAAAATCCAATTATTATTTACTTGATAAAATGGAGGATTTATACCAGTATTATAAATATAATCTTGGTACATTGGAGCGAGTACTTGAGGAAATAGGATAATATCAATTATATCTGATGGATATGCAATCATAGGTGTTTGTATTTGATAAACAGTATTAGCGATTGTGTCACCAATTGAAGTGATATAACTTGTAGTAGTTGTGTGAATATTAGAGCCATTATAAAAGAGTTCAACGGATTGTCCTTTATAGACACCCGATACTTGTAGTGTGAATATATTTGTTGGAAGTGTTGGTTTAATTGTTTGAAATAAAGGAGCACTTTGTAATGGTTCATTGCCAATATATTGTGTATTATATAAACTTGAAACAATCGCTGTTATACTATAACCGTTTCCTCCAAAAGTAATATTATTACCTTTACCAGCGACAGCAATAACAAAATCTGTTGTATAAGTGACTTCAATATAAAACAAGAATGATGTTGAACTATATTCGCTGGTACTTAAAATAGTGAGTGGAGTTGTTTGGCTGGGAATTGTTGAATATAAGGTTGGAGTTCCAGTATAGAGACCAATGTTATCAATGGATAATGCATTTACGATATCATTTGTAATATAGGGTACATTACCATAAACAACATATTTACCACTTGTCACTTGAAATGTAAATAATGTTAAGTTTTCTAAAATAGTATCATTTGTAACAATGGATTTATATAAATTACCGGATGGTTTATACAATGAGAGCTTTACGGTTGCATCTATAATGGTTTTAGGTCCAGAATGTGTAATATTGCCATATATATATAAATTACTACTTGAAATAGTTCCAGTAACTTGTGTATCACCTTTTACATAAAGGGCTGAATTGCCAACTATGTTTGTTCCAATACCGACGTTAGTAGGGAGACTTGAATCACGAACGATGGAAAATCTGCTATCTTGGATTGTTAATAAAACGCCTTTTGATGGGAGGTTATTGTCGTATAAACGGATGGCAGATGAAATATATTTATTATATATATAAGATGAGCCTTGGAAGTTATTTTTGCCAAATGCACCGACTGTCATACGGTTACCAGTAGAAGAAGTAGCAATACTATATCCATAATTATCATTGATATTACCTGAAACCAAAATTTTGGTTTCTTGCCAATTTAGCAATGGGTCAACAGTATCTTTACGGTATCGGTATATAGCACCTTGATTACTATTTTTTGCATAACTTCCAATAAATGCAGTTGTGCCATCGGATGATAATGTTACGGTTGAGCCGAATGCATCACCGATTGAGCCATTGGATGGATTTAGTTTATTTTCATTCCAAGAGATACCGTTCCATTGGTAGACGTAAGCACCGCCTATAGAATCATTTTTACTTGGAGCACCAACGAGTAATGTATAGTCATTGGCGAGTGAGATGGAATAACCGAATGCACTATAAGGGAATGTATCGCTTGCTACAATTTTATATGGATTCCAAGTATTGATATTATATTTATAAAGATATACAGCACCAGCAGAGTTGTTTTTACCAAATGCACTAATAGCAGCAATATTACCATCGGTAGATAAAGAAACGGCTGAACCAAAAGCGTCATTAATAGCAGCATCGGATGCAGTTAATATAGTTTCATTCCAAGAGCTACCTGTCCATTGATAGATATAAGCGCCACCAGTTGAAGTATTTTTGCCATTAGCACCGACTAATATAGTATTACCATCATTGTTCATGGATATATAAGAGCCATAGTAGTCGCCATAATTTCCATCACTTGCGGTTAGTTTTGTTTGATTCCAGATACCAGCATTAGAGTTAAATAGATAGACAGTTCCTGTATAGTTATTATTTCCATATGCACCGATGGCAATTTGTGTGCCAGTGTTTGAGATAGCCAATGCTGTACCAAAGAGGTCACCATTTGAGCCATCACTTGATATAATTTTTTCTTCTGTGAAATTTTGGTCTATAGAATATACATAAGCTTTACCTCTATCTAATTGGAATCCGGGTGCACCTATGAGTAATTTAGTTCCATTTTGTGATAGGATAAGTGTGCTACCGAATATATCATTTGATGAACCATCACTTGGTGAAATAGGGTATTCGTTCCAAAGATTATTTGAAAATTTATAAATGGATGCATTTCCTGTATAATTATTTTTACCATAAGCCCCTTCAGCCCAAGTGTTTCCATCGGCGGAAATAGTAACAGCAAAACCGCCATAGTTACTGGAAGTAGTATTTATTGGATTATAGTTACTCAAAGAATAATCGTCACGACCAAAAGATGCTACTTCTTTTTTAGTAGAAAGTGAATCTAATAAATGTTGTCCCAAAAGACGATTCATTTATATATATTATTTAACCCCTATTGAAATAAGAATATCTTAAAAATAAGTTGTGTTTTACTTCTTGGCTTTAGCTACCTTCTTGACAGGAGTAGGGGGAGGAGGAGGCACTTCCTCTTCCTCCTCTTCTTCCTCCTCATCCTCGCTCTCCTCAACTACAGTGACAGCTGCAACTGCTTGGACTGCATCAGCGACAAGGTCATCATCGGTATCTTCCTTGGTATCATCACCTTCATCATCCGATTCTTGGCGGAATGCAATTGCACCACGAGTCTTCTTGACTGGGGTAAACTTACCTTGGAATACTCGCCAAGAGCAACCAAACTTACCACCAGCAATCCATAGACCACTGAGTTGTAGTAGAAGACGAGCCTTACCACTCTTTAGGTCAGAACGAATATCAGCGAAATCAACTTCCTCATCATCATTGTTGACAGCATCAAAGTTGAAGCGACCTGCCTTGTTGTCATAAGGAACGCGAACCTTCATCGTAGGAGGATAACGGTTTAGTACCTCACCAGTCTCCTTGTCCTTATCAAAGCGAATAGAGGATGAGAATAGTGCAGCAACTACATCGCGACTTGTGTACTTCTTCTTGAACCAAGTGAGACTGTTAGCAACAGCGTCATCAATAATCTTGTTTTCAATAGATTGAACTGTCTCAAACCAACGCTTTAGGGGAGGGTTAGTCTCTTGACCCCGGAAACTGAGGTTTAGGTCATACTTTTTAATACCCTTCTCATCTACATTCTCATTTACATCATAAGGAATGTACATTTCAGGGGATTGGATAACCGTGCGTTGGTCATCGTATTTGATGTTCACCGTCTTTGCAATACCGTTAGGTAGCACCTTTAGTTCACTGTATGTGATATGGTCGGGCTTGAACTCCTTGGTTAGGATAACATTGATAGACATTTTGTATGACCGGTGAGTTGGTTACTTGTTATACTGTTTGAAAGCTTAAATAGATTTAGTGATTTAAACAAAATCAATTTTTGTTGTCAAAAATAAAATTTGATTTTATATTTATGTAAATTCCCATCAAACAATATGGAATCGCTAATTTATCAATTTGAGTCTTGTAAATTTGATTCGGATACTCGGTTTCAGATTCACAATGGGAGTGTATTTGCGATGGAGTATATTCCGAAGGATACTTGTTTGGGCGAAGTGAATGGGGATAGGATGTATGTATGGGAAATTCCATATGATGAAATAGATACGGCGAATTATATGACATTAACGGAAGATTATGCATTTGGATTTAAAAATACAATGCGAACTGCATTGACATATATGCGTTATTATACGGATGCGATTACATCTGTATGTAATGCGAATTGTAGTTTCGTCTTTAGTCATTCAGATGAAATGCCAAAAGTATTTATTTATACGCTTAAAGATGTATATGCGAATGAAGAATTGCTTTATGATATTATTCCATAGCTTTAATGTGTTCAAATGGGATTGTATCTCATCTGAATTTAAAAAATGAATATTCTTTTACTTTTTCATTTTCTTTTCCATAGCCTTGGCTTTGGATAGGGCAACTAATTCACCTTTAACATTAACGCATTTTGTGCGTCCTTTCATGACTACTTTACGGCGACGACCGAGAACAGTGGTATAACCACCACCGGCTTGTTCTGTATATTGTTGAGTTTTAGCTTGTTGTTCTCTTAATGTTTTTATATATTTTCTAAGTATTGCATCATCCTCATCGCTAATGTTCTTCTCTTCTGCTGTTGCAAGTAATTTACCTAAATTTAAATTAATATTGCTATTATAGTTATCAGCAGTAACTGAAGAGTTAATAGCAACCACTAAATTGTTATAATAATCAGTTAAACCATATTTAGTAAGAATCTCAATTGGGTCTTCCATCTTTTCTATAATTTGAAAATATTAAAAAATAACTAATTAAGCGACTACCTTGGGCTCTTTGGGGAAATGAACGGCAAGATGGCGTTGTAGAGTGAAGTAAGTTACTTCCTCACCATCCTTGACATTTAGAAGCTTCTTGAGGGCAGCATTGGGTAGAATGCGACGCTTGTTAGCCTCATCGTATAGCTTGTGTTCCTTGATGTATTGAGTTACACGACGAGTAACTTCAGTACGAGCAAGTAGGTCACCAATGGGTACTTTTAGGAAAGTAGATAGCTCAGTGGAAATCTTAGTTGGCTTGGTGAAGCCAGAAGGAGCTTTACGAGCAGCTACCTTCTTGCGTTGAGCCTTGTCAGCAATCTTTTGTAGCTTTGCGTGGTTCTTGGTGTGTACCTTTACAAGAGCTTGAACCTCCTTTACAAGAGATTGAATGGCAGCCATCTTCTCAAGAAGAGTAATTAGAGTAGTATCGGGTTCAGCAACTACCTCGGGAACTACAGCAACTACCTCGGGAACGGGTTCGGGCTTAACTTCGGCTTTGACGGGAACAGCAGCGGAAACGGGGGTAGTCTTCTTGGGAGCCATATTTGGATACTTGGATACTATATAGTACACTGTTATCTTTAAATCATTTTACTCATTTTGAAGAGGAGTGGCTGATTGCCATCGGGTCAGTAAATTTAAAAATGCGTCCCAATCGTTTTCATTAATTTCTCCCTTTCCTGATGGAATTTTCAAATAAAGATAAATCCATAAATTACCTTTTCCACATAAACC